ATGAGTTGCGCAGTTCCCGGAGAGATCGGCGAGGCGTTGGGTATGCCCGGTGCGTCCATGGAGGCGGTTTGCGAGCGCATCCGCACCCTGCGGCAGACGGAAAAGAGCGCTGAGTTTCTGATTTTGAAGGGCAAGGCCCCGGCGCGAAAGGGCTGCGGCACGGGTTTCTCGGTTGGCGCCCTGGGCGACACATGGAGCGCGGAGCTGATGATGCGCGAAACCGGAGGTGATGCCGCATGAGCTCCAAATGGTGGACCCATTCCTGGAATCCCGTCATCGGCTGCACGCCAGCCTCGCCCGGCTGCGACAACTGCTACGCCAAAAACCTGCATGACGCCCGCCACAAGGCATTCGTGGCCGGTTCGCGCGTCCCTGCCTGCTACTCGGAGTCGTTCGAGACCGTGCGCTGCCTGGAGGAACGCCTGGCGCGCCCCCTGGGCTGGAAAAAGCCACGGCGCGTGTTTGTGAACTCCATGAGCGACTTGTTCCACCCGGACGTGCCGTTTGAGTTCCTGGACCGGGTGTTCGCGGTGATGGCGTTGGCGAGTCAGCACACGTTCATGATCTGCACAAAAAGGGCGGAGAGGATGCATCGCTACTTTTGGCATCTGCTGGATATCTCCACACGCTCGGACTTCGCCGAACTTGCCATCCCGTTCCTCAAAAAACATCCGGGCGTTCCGGGCCGCAAGGATGACGGCTGGCCGTTCCCCAACGTCTGGTTGGGCGTCACCGCCGAAAACCAGGAGCAGGCCGACGCCCGCATCCCCATCCTGCTGGACACTCCGGCGGCCAAGCGGTTCGTGAGCGTGGAGCCGATGCTGGGGCCGGTGGATTTGACTCGCTTTGCTTATCCTCGCGGGGATGGAATCAGAAACAATGTGTACCGCTGTGAAAAGTGCGGGCACGTCGCAAACGGAAAGCATTTCACGAGGGTTTCATCGTCTCCGGATGGGACAGAATACGACAGTGTTTGTCCTAATTGCCATCTCGATGAATGGGATGACATTGGCCCCACCAAGGTTGGACGTCTCGACTGGGTCATCTGCGGCGGCGAATCCGGCCCCAAGGCCCGCCCCATGCATCCCGAATGGGCGCGCGCTCTGCGCGACCAGTGCGCGGCAGCTGGCGTGCCGTTCTTCTTCAAGCAGCTGGGCGATCTCGCCTGGTTCTCCGTCCCGAAGGACTTGCCGGAAGATAAAAGCGTCTTCTGCCGCGTCCGCCGCGCCTTCATCTGCAAGGCTGACCCCGTGGGGGGCATTTTCAATCCTGATGGATTTTATGCCGCCAAGGTCGTCCGGGGCAGCCGCCTCCTTGATGGCGTCGAGCACAACGCCATGCCGGAGGCCCTCCATGCCTGACATGACCAAATACCGGCCCCTGCTGGACTGCATCCGCGCCCACTACGGCGACGCCGTCCAGGTGGAGAAGTGCCGCGAGGAGTGTGCCGAACTGGACAGCGCCCTGATGGGCTATCCCGATGTTGACCGTGTGGACGCCGTCTCCGAGATCGCGGACGTGCTGATTATGGCCACGCAAATGGCCCACCTCTTCGGCGAGGCCGCCGTGGTGCAGATGATCGAATACAAGCTCGCCCGGCAGGCCCGGCGCATGGGCCTGGAGATCGAATCCCTGAGCGAGGTGGTGTCATGACCGCCCTGGACGACGCCCGCACCCTGCTGGCCGTGGCCTGCCGCCGCCCGCTGCCCGCCGGGGCCGGGGTGCACCTGAACGTGGTGCGCGGCGCGCTGCTCTTCTACCGCGCCCAGTGCGTCGCGGGCGAACCCGCGCCCGGCTTCGAGCCGTCCGGCCCCACGCCGTCGCTGCTGCTGCGCTGCGAGGGTTGCATAAATCAGCTGCTCTCGCGCCCGGAAAACACCACGCCGCAGACCAAGATGCTGCGCGGCTGCCTGAAGCGCGTGGCGGACGTGCGCAAGCGCCTGGAAAGAACCGTCAACCTGGGCGCGGTCGCGGCGGCGTTCGACTGCCGCGCGGCCCAGCTTCCCGTGGGGGATAGATCATGAAAGAGCGCCCGATACTCTTCAATGGCGAGATGGTCCGCGCCATCCAGGATGGCCGGAAGACGCAAACGCGGCGGGTGGTGGCGCCCGCTTGGAAACCCTTCAAGAGAGAGTGCGAGGAAGGGTGGGAGACGCCCTGGGCTACAGTCTGGGTAAGTGGCACATGGCATACATGGGATGGCGATGGCGTCGGCGGTGAAAACGCCGATGAACATCCGATATCCAAGGCAAAAGAAGAAGCCGCACTCGCCGCTATCCGGCAAGGGTTCTATTTATGCCCCTTCGGCCAGCCCGGAGACCGTTTGTGGGTGCGCGAAGCGTGGGCAGCGCTTGATTCAGACTGGAAGGTTGTCCCGCGCCCCATGGACCTCAAGGGTGGGCCGTGGCCGCATGTCGCATACTTTGCAGATCACGCTGACCGCAAAGGCGATGGTCCGGCCAACCCCATTGCTTGGCGTCCCTCCATCCACATGCCCCGTTGGGCCTCCCGCATCACCCTGGAGGTGGTCTGCGTGCGCGTGGAGCGGTTGCAGGACATCACCGAAGAGGACGCCACGGCCGAAGGCGCTGTCGTGGGCCAATATTACCCTGGGTCAGAAGAACCGCCATTTTCTTGTCGAGAAGCCTTCCGCGATCTTTGGAACTCCGTCGCCAAGCCCGGCGCGACCTGGGCGGACAACCCTTGGGTCTGGGTGGTCGAATTCAAGCCCATAGAGGTGAAATCATGATGTCCCGCCAGCTTCGCCGCGTGTTGCTGTGCCGCTCCCTGGTGTTGTCCGTCATCGGCATGTGCCGCGAGGGCGGCGACGCCGAATTCCAATCGTCCGGCGCGGTGCAGATCCTGGCCCGGCTGGAGCGTCTGGCGGATGAGGTGTTCCGCCAAACCACCGGAAGCCTGAAGCCGTTGGTGTTCAGCCGCAAGACGCAACGGCAGTTCGAGTCCTCCCTGAACGCCGTGAAGCGCACCCTGCTGGAACGCATGCCAGACGGCGACGCGGACCCGCGCGCCTATATCGCCCTGGTGCTGGTCTGGATCGAGGACCACAAGAATAACGCCCCGCCCGCGCGGCGCTTCACCTGGTTCCAGATCGCGCAGCAGCTCCAGCAGCTGGTCGAGATGCTGAACCCGCAGGGTGACGCCGCGCCGCTCGACGCTGGCGTGGACTATGCCGAGGCCAGCAAGGCCGCATCGGGGGTGTGGTGATGGCGAAGCAATACTTGCCGCAGCACATTCCGGCTGGTGAAACGCCGACCGTCCGGCTGAGGAATTACGTTCGTGGCGACCTGATCTTTGCGCGCACCGTAGCGGGTCCTGGCGTCCATAAAGCCTACATGAACCAATACGGAGCCGTGTCCGTGATGGCTGGTAATGGTGAACTCCTGGGGCTGTATCCGCGCGAATTCGAGTGGGTGGAGGGCAAGCCGACACACTGGTGCGAAGGCGACAAGCGCACCGCCTACGTCATCACGCCCTACGAGGGTGACTGGACGCTTGATGCTGCATACGCGCAGCGGGAGATCATCAAGGCCAAGGCGAGGGCCGCGTCATGACCCCCGCTCTCACCCTCGAATACCTCGCCACCGCGCTGGTGCTGGCTGGCGTCTGGCTGATCGGCGGGCTGTCCGTGCGCGGGCAGTGGCTCATGCTGGCCGCGCAGTTCGTGTGGCTGGCCGTGGCCGTGCAAAAGGGCATGTGGGGGCTGGCCGCGCAGAGCGCCGTGCTTACGGCCTTCACCGGGCGGTCCATCGTCGCGTGGCGGCGTGACCTGGGGAGGTGGTGGTGATGGGCCTGGTCATCGACCTCTTCGCGGGCGGCGGCGGCGCGTCCACCGGCATGGAAATGGCCCTGGGCCGTTCGCCGGACATCGCCATCAACCACAGCCCCGTGGCCGTGGCCATGCACGCGGCGAATCACCCGGCCACGCTGCACTTCTGCCAGGATGTCTGGAACGTCCAGCCCACCCACGCAACCAAAGGCCGTCCCGTCGATCTGCTCTGGGGTTCGCCGGACTGCACGCACTTCAGCAAGGCCAAGGGCTCGGCCCCGACGCGAGACGCCAAAATCCGTGACTTGGCCTGGGTGTTGGTCAAGTGGGCGCGCGAGGTGTCGCCCCGCGTGATCATCATGGAGAACGTGGAGGAGTTCCAGACCTGGGGGCCGCTGGACGCGCGCGGGAAGATCATCGACATACATCGCGGGTCCACGTTCAAAGCCTTCATCCGCTCGCTCAAGCGCCTGGGCTACCGGGTGGAGTGGCGCGAGCTGCGCGCCAGCGACTACGGCGCGCCCACCATCCGCAAGCGGTTGTTCCTGATCGCCCGGCGCGACGGCCTGCCCATCACCTGGCCGGAGCCGACGCACGGCCCGGGCCGGGCTGCCCCGCACCGCACGGCGGCGGAAATCATCGACTGGAGCCTTCCGTGCCCGTCGATCTTCGACCGCAAGCGCCCGCTGGCCGAAAACACCCTGCGGCGCATCGCCGAGGGCATCCGGCGCTTCGTGCTGGAGGCTGCGGAGCCGTTCATCATCGGCATCGACAACGCCGGGGCGCGGTCTGCAGTGTGGCGCGCCGAAAAGCCGCTGTCCACGGTCATCACCAAGGCCAAGCATGCGGTGGTGGTCCCCTTCCTGGAGGCTCACTACGGGACGCGGGGCGGGCGGGATCTGCGCGTGCACGAAGCCGGTGAGCCGTTGCGCACGGTGTCCACGGAAAACCGCTTCGGGCTGGTGTCCGCATTCCTCGCTAAGCACTACACCGGCGTGGTGGGCCAGGCCCTGGACGTCCCCGCCGGAACCGTGACCGCCGTCGATCATCACTCGCTGGTGGCCGCGCATGTCACGCGCCAGTTCGGCAACAGCGTCGGCTCTCCCTCAGACGCTCCCCTCGGCACCATCACCGCCGGAGGCGGCGGAAAATCCGGCCTCGTGGCCGCGTTCCTCACTAAATACTACGGCACGGCCATCGGCCATTCTCTCGCCGACCCTGCGGCCACGGTCACCTCCAAGGACCGCATGGGCCTCGTCACCGTCACCGTCGGCGGCGAACCCTACGTCATCGCCGACATCGGTATGCGCATGCTCCAGCCCAGGGAGCTGTTCCGCGCACAGGGCTTCCCGGACAGCTACATCATCGACTTCCCGTTCAACGGCAAGCCGCTGCCCAAGTCCGCGCAGGTGCGGTGCTGCGGCAATTCCGTCTGCCCCGATCTGTCCGCCGCCCTGGTGCGGGCCAACTGTATCGACCTGGCGGAAATCGAGCCCCGCGTCTGGGGCCTGGGGGTGGCGAGATGAACGGATTCGTCCATGTATTCCCTGGGGACTGGCTCATCTATTTTCAGAAAGTTCTGTCCGTGAAGGGCAAGGATGGTGTTTTGGCCGCTTTGGTGAGCGCGCGGCGGGCGTATCCAGATGAGGAATACAAGATAGCTCCGGCTTTCGAGCTCTGCGGGTATCATGCGGCCCTTAAGGGGACGTGGAAGTGATCGCCCCCCGCCCCCAACCCCACTATCGCCTTCATGCAGGCCAACCACGCCACGTCCTGCGCTCGCGCTTGCACCCTCTGGAAGGGCGACGCCTGCCAGCATCCCAGGGTGGCCTGGAACTCCAATTCCGATCCCGAGCGGTGCGTGCGGCCCTTGAACGACACCTTGCGTCTCGCGGCCAGGGGGAACGGCTGATGTCCGGCCCGTTGTCGCGTTTGCCCGGCCCGGAGCTGGACAAGCCGCCCCTGTCGAACATCGAGGCGCAGTTCGCGGCCGCCGTGCGCGCCCACTACATGTCCACCACGCCCAAGGCCCGCCGTCCGCGCGGCTGGAAGCGGGCCGTGGCGCGCGCCGCGCGGCTCATCACCGCGCGCTGCCTGCGCGTGTCCACCACTCCTGCCTTGCCCGGCATCTACGGCTACGGCGTGGGCGATCCGGTGCGCGTTTCCTGTTCGCTGGGCGGCGCGCCCTCCCGGCTGGCCGGGGTGGTGTTGTGGGGGCCTGCGATGCTGTTCGGTCGGGTGTGGGCGCGCGTGTCTGGCCTGGGCATGGTGCCTGCCGGGCGCGTGAAACGTGATGGAGGTGTCCCCCTGTGAGCGGCCAGACGTTCAAGACCCAGACCGCCGCCCGCGAGTTCCTGGAGTCGCGCGGCTACAAGGTCGGGAAATCCGCCTTCAACAACCACGTCACGCGCGACCGGCTGGTGGGCACCAATGCGGAGGGCTTTTTCGAGGAGCAGGCGCTCCTGAACTACGCCGAGGCCCACCTGGAATCGAAGGTCAAGGCCGCCAGCTCGCGCATCATCGAGGCCAAGTCCGGCGAGGCTTCCGCCAACGAACAGCTGCGCGTCAAACAGGCCGAATGGATGGAGCTGAAGCTGGCGCGTGAGCGCGGCGAGCTGATCCCCCGCGCCGACCACGAGCGCGAGCTGTCCACCCGCGCGCAGTTCTTCCGGGCCGATCTGCTGGCGCTCCCGCGCGAGGTGATCCCCCAGCTGGTGGTGGCGCTCGGCGGTGATGAGTCCAAAATTGCGGCCGCCCGCAAGTTGCTGGAGGAAGCATTGCTCACCCGCATGGATTTCTGGTCGTCCGACCGCGAATTCGTGGTGCCGCTGGACCAGGAGAGCCTGCCCGATGCCTGATTCCAGCGCCGCCCGCATCCTGGAGCCGGAAGAGTCCGGCCAGCAGGAGACGCGCTTCCGGTTTACGCCCGGAGAGCGCGACATATTCCGCCGCGTGCCGTTCATGGCCCCGTCCGAGTGGGCGGAGAAGAACTACATGGTCATGGACGGCCCCCACGCGGGCACGCGCTGGCGCAACAGCCTCACGCCCTATCTGCCGGGCATCATGGACGCCTGGGCGCAGGACGGCGTGGAAATGGTAGTCTGCGAGGGTTCCCCCCAGACCGGCAAGACCGCCACCCTGCACATCTGCCTGGGCTACTCCGTGGACCGCCGCTCCGGCCCGAAGATGCTGGCCATGGACAACGAGGGCAACCTCGGCAAGGTGGCGGACAACAAGCTGGTGCCGAACTTCAAGGCGTCCCCGGTGCTGCGCTCCAGGTTCGTCAGCAAAAAGGCCACGGAAATGCGCTTCCGCGACGGCTCGGTCTGCTACCTGGCCGCCGCCAGCTCCGCCAGCCAGCGCGCCTCGGTGTCCGTGCGGGACCTGTTCCTGGATGAGCCGGACCTTTACGAGGTGCAGGCCGAAAAAGCCCACCCGGTGGATGAGCTGCTGGAGCGCACCACGTCGTTCTCCGACGCCCGCAAGGTGTTGATGAGCTCCAAGCCGCTGGGCTTCTCCGGGGAGTCGGCCATCGAGAACGCCCTCGAAGCCTGCGACGAGGTGCGCGAGTACCACGTCAGCTGCCCCGTCTGCCACTTCGAGCAGGTGATGTCCGATCAGCGCCTGATCCCCCTGCACGACTGCACCGACACCCAGCGCATCCGGCGCGAGAAGCTCGGGCGCTACAAGTGCGCAAACCCGGACTGCGAGAACCTGTGGTCCGACAACTTCCGCAACTGGGCCGTGAAGCACGGGGCGTGGCGCTCCCAGCATCCCGTGCGCAACCCGGTGTCCATCGGGTTTCACCTGCCCTCGCTGGTGTCGCCGTTCGTGTCGCTCTCCGAGATCCTGGCCGACAAGCTGGAGGCCGAGGCCGACGGCACCCCGTCCAAGCTGATGCACTACGCCAACTCGCGCCTGGCCAGGGGCTGGAAGCCCGTCGTGTCCGAGACGCCCGTGGAGCAGGTGCTGGAGCTGGTGGACGCCACCCTGGATCCGCGCGTGGTGCCTGCCGGGGCCGCCTGGGTGACGTGTGGCATCGACATGCAGCGCTCCGGCTTCTGGTTCGGCGTGTGGGCCTGGTCGCAGACCTACGAGCACTGGCTGATGGATTACGGCTACCTGCCGGACTGGGACTCCGTGCGCTCCCTGGTGTTCGAGACGACGTACCCCGTGGAGGGCAGCGAGCGCACCATGCCCATCCACCGGGCCGGGCTGGACACCGGCGGCGGCGCTGGAGAGGGCGGCAAGGCCTCCATGACCGAGCAGGCCTATCAGTTCGTGCGCAGCTGCCCGTCCGGCAGGCTGTACGCCGTGAAGGGCGCGCCCCGCACGTTCGAGCGGCGCGTGCTGCCCAAGCCCATCGGCAAGATGCCCAGCTCGAAGAGCCGCATCCCCGGCGGCCTGAACCTGTTTTTCCTGGATACCGGCTGGTTCAAGGAGCTGGTGCACGCCAGCCTGCGCATCGATTCGCCGCAGGCCATGCACCTGCACCGCGAGGCCGGGGCGGACTTCGCCGAGCAGATCACGGCGGAGCGCCAGGTGCTCAGGAAGGGAAAGCTTTCGTGGGAGAAGATCCGGCGCGACAACCACCTGCTGGACTGCGCCATGATCGCCAGGGCCTGCGCCAGCCCGGAGTGGGCTCCCAGCATGCAGGGGCTGTGGATCGCCCGGCGGCAGATGGAGGAGCGCGAGAGGCTGCGCGCCGCGCAGGACGGCGCGGGCCAGCAGCCCGCGCTAAACCCGTATACCCGTGGACGCGGGAGGAGGTAGTGATGGGATTTTTCAGGCGTATTTGGGATTTATGGGAGCTGTGGGTGGTTGATCCTGCTGCCGTTCGGGGCGGCTACACGCCGAACCAGATAGGGCGCGGTGTTCCGCCTGCGGGAAAGCCGATTATTCCGCCGCCCCCGCCGCCAAAGGTGGTTGGAAGGTTGGTGGTGGAGATAAAAGTGCGCCCCGTGGTTGGCGAGCGGTGCAAAAGAAAGAGCCGCCCCGCGCCTCCGCCCCCGCGTGAGACGGCCAGGCCTCCCGGCAGAGAGGAGGAGTAAGCAATGGTCTCCTGCTCTCTCGCTGCCGTGGCCCTGGTGCTGGGCGTCATCCGCAAGGGCGTGGACTGGTCCTCCCGCGACGGCGGGGTCTGCCCGGCGTGTGGAAAGAAGCGGTGCAAGGTCACCCGGACCATGCGGTGGGAGGGCGCGACCCGCATCCGGTATCACATCTGCACGAATGACAAGTGCAAAGCGACGTTCAAGAGCCTGGAGGTGGAGCATGCAGCATGATCTGGAGGCGGCGGAGTCGTGCGGCTCAGGCGGCTTCGTTTTCCCATGGGCGCAAGGTGTTCATATTTGCGTGAAAAAATAAAAAAAGCAGGAGAGACAGCATGAACGTGAATGTGTCTGTAAAAAAGCGAGAACTCTTTGACATCACCATTTACGGCGTGGAGTTCAAGGGCATGGAGAAAAAGTCGTCATGGAAAAGCTTTGAAGAGTACACAGGAGAAGGCGGCGTGTCCTTGATTCTCGCATCATTTGGGATGGAAACCTTACCGTCACTGGGTTGGCTCCTGGGCGATTTCCTTGACAAAGGTCGCGAATATCATCTGATGGCAGGCGATTCCGTGTCCATGGCCAAGCTGAAGGACGCCGCCGAGCGCAAGCAAAAGCAGCCCGAAAGCCCGCCCGAGCAGGCAGCCGCGTAAAATTTCTTCCAAGCCGCTCCAGCCAAGGGCTCCGGGGTAATTCCCGGAGCCTTTTTGCGTAGAAATTTTTCTACGCGTAGAAACGACTCTCTGTTTTTCCCTTGCAATCACAGGTTAGCCGTCCCGCATGGCAACCATCACCGAGCTGCAAGACCGCCTCGCCGTCTACCGCGCTGCCGAGACCCGCATCCTGACGGGCGCGCAGGAAACCTCCGTAGGTGACCAGCGCGCCCGTCAGGCGGAACTCGCCAACATCCAGTCCCTGATCCGCGAGCTCGAAAACCGCATCGCCCTGGCCCAGGCGTCCCAGGGCGGGCTGCGCCTCACCCACTCCACCGCGCAGTTCAGGGTCCGCCGGTGAAAGCCTTCGACCGCTCTTTCACCGCCCGCGCGCACCGCGCCGTGACCAACGTGGTTGGCTCGGTGCTGGGCGTCATGGCTCCCGGAGCGGCCCTGCGCTACTTCCAGGCGCGCCGCTCCCTGCTGGAGGTCAAGCGCCGCAGCTACGCCGCCGGACGCCCCGACGGCCCCAACGCCGGATGGACCCCCCGCAACCTCACCGCCGACGCCGAAATCAAGCAGGACGGCAAGCGCGTGGTGGCCCGCGCCCGCGACTTGGCCCGCAACGACTCGCGCATCAAGGGCGCGATCAAGACCATCGGCGACAACGTTGTTTTCAAAGGCATCTGGCCGCAGCCCTGCGCCACCTCCTCCGGCGGAAAGGCCGCCAAGAATCTTTCCATCGCGCTGTTTCGGCTCTGGAACTCCTGGGCTCCCATCGCGCGCGCCGCGAAGAAGGGCAGCCTCTACGCCCTGCAGCGCCTGGTGCTGAATCACCTGATCGTGGACGGCGAGGTGCTGGTGCACGCGGTGTTCGACCCGTCCGCCCCGGTGCTGCCGCTGCGCTTCGAGCTGATCGAGTGCGACCAGCTGGACGACTACGTGGACGGCGTGCTGCCCGGCGGCAACGTGGCCCGGCGCGGCGTGGAGTTCGCGGCGGACGGCTCCGTGGCCGCCTACTGGATTCTGCCGCAGCACCCAGGCGACAGCGCGATCTCCTCCCTGCGCGGATTCGGCCAGTCGGTGCGGGTAAGCGCTGACGAATGCACGTTGATCTTCCGGGAGGAGCGGGCCAGCCAGACGCGCGGCTCCTCCTGGCTGGACGCGGTGATCATGCGGGCCTTCGACCTCTCCGAGTACGACGACTACGAGATGATCGGGGCCAAGCTGGCCTCCGCCTTCGGCGTGTTCATCACGGTGCAGTCCCCCGAGGGCATGCAGCCCTTCACCGACCCGACAAACGCCTCCACGGATTCCTCGGGCCATAAGTCCGTGACCGAATACATCGATCCGGGCCGCGTGCAGCGCCTGCTGCCCGGCGAAAAGGTCGAGATCGCCGAGCACAACCGCCCCGGCAACAACTACGGCGAGTTCGTCTCCAACAACAAGCGCGACATCGCCACCGGCCTTGGCCTCTCCTACGAGACGTTCTCCGGCGATTTTCGCGGCAGCTCCTATTCGTCCGCGCGCCAGGCCATCCTGGGCGAGCGCACCGGCTACCAGGTGCTGCAGGATTTTATCTGCGAGCAGCTGATGGACTGGATCTACGCGCAGTACGTGCGCGCGGTTTTCCTGTCCGGCCTGCTGCCCATGCCCGGCTACGCCCGCGACCCGCTGCCCTACCAGGGCAAGGTGTGGGTGACGCCCGGCTGGAGCTGGATCGACCCCCTCAAGGATTCCAAGGCCGCCGAACAGCGCATCACGCTGGGCATCAGCTCCCGCACCCGCGAGGCCTCCGCCATCGGCGTGGACCACGAAGAGGTGATGCAGGAGCTGCTGCGCGAAGAGGACATGCTCCTGGAGCTGGCCCGGAAGCGCGCCGAACGCCTCGCGCTGGAGGCCCAGGCCTCCGCGCCTGCCGCGCCGCAGTCCCCCGCCCCCAATGACCCCGAAGGAGAGCCCAATGCCGCCCCGCAAGAATAAGTCGCAGCGTGATTTCAGCGTCCGCGCCGTGTCCCTGCGCGCCCCGTCCACCGTGGATGAGGCCGCCCGCAGCCTGCGCGTGGTGATGACCACCGAGGCCCCGGTCCAGGTGTTCGACTACGAGCGCTGGGACCTGGTGCCCGAGATCCTGCTCATGAGCGGCATGCAGGCCCCGGAAATAGGCCAGGTGCCGTTCCTGGATTCGCACGACCGCTCCAGCGTGGATTCCCTGCTGGGCAGCGCGCGCGACTTCCAGCCCGTGGACGTGAACGGCGTGGCGGGCATGGACGCCCTGGTCACCTTCGCCTCCACCGCCGACGCGGTTGAGGCGTTCACCAAGTTCCGCGAGGGGCATTTGACCGACGTGTCCGTGGGCTACCAGCCCGTCGAGCGCGTGTGGATCAAGGACGGGGAGAAAGGCGTGGTGGCTGGCCGCACCTACGACGGACCCTGCTACGTGGTCACCAGCTGGAACCTGCGCGAACTGTCCGCCACCCCCATCGGTGCCGATTCCAACGCTAAAAGCCGGGCCAGCCAGAACAAGCCCGATCACAAGGAGAGAAGCATGAACAAGCATCTGCGAAAACTGCTGCTGGCCAGGGGCATGACCTCCTCGGCTACCGACGAACAGGCCGACCTGTTCTACCGCGCGCTGTCGGACGAGCTGCAGGCTCAGTTGAAGGTCGAAGCCGAACGGATGGAGCAGGAAGAGCGCGCCTCCGCGAACGCCCCCGCCGCTCCGACCGGCACGCCCCCGGCCACGCCTCCCGCAGCTGGCGGTGGCGGTGGCGGTGGCGGCGACACCTCCTCCCGCGCTGCCCCCGGTGTCATTGACGAGGCCGTGCGCGCCGAACGCGCCCGTATCAACGACATCCGCGACCTGGGCCGCACCTGCGGCATGACCGACGCCGAAATCAACGCCCTGGTAGCCGACGGCTCCACCCTGGACCAGGCCCGCGCCGCCGGTATCGCCAAGCTGGCCAAGGCCAACCCGCCCCTGGGCGGCCACGTCGAGATGGGCCGCAGCGACTCGGATAAGTTCCGCGCCGCCGCCATCGACGGCCTGGCCTATGGCATGAACGTGCGCCACGCCGACGAAAGGCAGTATGCCCCCGGCTATGACGCGTTTCGCGGCATGACCCTGCAGATGCTCGTGCGCGAGTGCCTGGAGCGCCAGGGCGTGCGCACTCACCGCCTCTCAGGCGACCAGCTGGCCTCGCGCGCGTTCGGTGCCGCCTCCACCAGCGACTTCCCGGCCATCCTGGCCAACGTGGCCAACAAGGTGATGCGAAAAATCTACACCGAGGCCCCGGCCACCTGGCGGCCCTTCTGCAACGTGGTCTCCGCCAAGGACTTCAAGTCCATGGACCGCCCGCAGCTCTCCGGCTTCTCCGATCTGGACCTGATCGGCGAGAACGGCGAGTACAAGATGGGCAAGTTCTCCGACAGCAAGGAGAGCTACGCCCTCAAAACCTACGGCAAGCTGTTCTACCTGTCGCGCCAGATCATCATCAACGACGACATGGGCGCGTTCATGCGCATGCCCAGGGCCTTCGCCTCGGCTGCCGCCCGTCGCATTTCGGACCTGGTCTATTCCATCCTGAACTCCAACCCCAACATGTCCGACGGCGTCGCCCTGTTTGCCTCCGGCCGCGGCAACCTCGCCGCCAGCGGCGGCGCCATCGGGCAGGCCACCCTGTCCGCAGCTCGCGCCGCCATGCTGAAGCAGACCGACCCCTCCGGCGCGAAAATGAGCCTGGAGGCCCGGTTCCTGCTGGTCAGCCCCGACAACCAGACCGACGCCGAAGTGATCCTGCGCTCCGTTTCCCAGGTGCAGGACAACCGCTCCTCCGGGGTGGTCAACCCGTTCTACAACGCGCTGATCCCCATCGTCGAATCCCGTCTGGACACCGGCTCCCCCGACCCCTGGTTCCTGGTGGCCGACCCCAGCCAGATCGACACCATCGAGGTGGCCTTCCTGGACGGGAACGAGACCCCCTTCGTGGACGAATCCGTGCAGTTCAGCACCGACGGCGTCCAATACAAGGTGCGCCTGGACGCGGGCGTGGCCCCGCTCGACCATCGCGGCTTCTACAAGAACCCCGGCGCGTAACAACTGACCTGACGGCTCCGGGCCAGCCCCGGAGCCTGCGGAGAGAACCATGGCTCAGAATATCATTCAGGACGGCGACATCATTGATTTCGTCAACGGCGGCAGCGCTATCACGTCCGGCTCCGGCGTGCTCATCGGCGCGCGGCTGGGCGTGGCCCTGGTGGACATTGCAAGCGGCGCGACCGGAGCGTGCGCCGTGTCCAGGGTGGCCGAACTGCCCAAGCTCTCCACCGACGTGGTGGCCCAGGGCGCGGCCCTCTACTGGGACAACACCAACAAGCGGCTGACCGTCACGGCGTCGGGCAACACCCTGGCCGGATACGCGTTCAAGGCTGCCGGAAGCGGCGTAACCACCGTTCTCATCAAGCTCAACGCCTAGGAGCGCACCTTGAACACCCTTCTGGAATACCTCGCCGGGTTTGCGCGTGATCTGCTCGGAGATGTGGCTTTCAAGAGCATCCTCGCGCTGACCGGCGGGGTATTCCTGGGTGTGTTCGACTGGGGCGGCGTGGCCATCCAGGCGCTGTTCTGGCTGCTGTGCATCGACTTCGGCCTGGGCCTCTTGCGCGCCTGGGCCTCCGGCCAGGTCAGCATGGCCAAGCTGCGCCGGGGGTTCGGGAAATTCCTGCTCTATCTGCTGGCGATCCTGGTGGCGCATCACGTGGATCAGGCCGCCTCAGTGTTCGTCACGGTGAATTTCCGGGCCTTCATCATCCTCTACCTGGTGCTGTGCGAGGCCCTGTCCATCTTCCGGCACCTGCACTGCTTCGGCGTGCCCATCCCGCGCCAGATGATCGACCGGCTGGAGACCCTGCGCGACTGCGACCCCCTTCGGCTTTCAGGCAAGGAGAAAGGCAAGTGAACATCATGCTCTCGGCTTTCTTCCTCGATCTCATGGAGTTCGTGCTCCACTGGGAAGACATCACCTTCACCGGCGGCAAGAACGACAAGGGCGGCGCGACCAAGTTCGGCGTGTCCCTGCGCTTCCTGCAGGGCCTGCCCATCGCGGACGGCGACCTGAACCGCGACGGCGTCATCACCTGGCAGGACGTCTACTCCATGCGGCGCGAGCAGGCCCTGGACCTATTCGCGCGCTACTTCGCGCAGCCGCTCTACGTGGAATACATGCCCCGCTCCCTGGCAGCCGTGCTGCTGGACACGGGCGTGAACTGCGGGCGCGGCGCTGCGGCCAAGTGGGCGCAGGGCGCGTTCAACACGCATCGCGGCGCGTTCGGCCAGGGGATTTTCCCCCTGCAGGAGGACGGCTGCTTCGGCCAGAAGTCGCGCGCGGCGCTGTGCATGGCCACGCGCACCGTGGACGGCACGAAGCTCATCACCGAGGGCGTCATGGCCCGGCGCAAGGCCCATTACGTGCGGCTGAACGCCACGGTAGACCCGGACTACACCACGAATTTCAACGGCTGGATGCGGCGCTGGCACTCGCTGAACGCGTTCGTCGCGGGCAAGCCCTGGCGCATGGAAGACAAACCCTGGGCCGGTAAGGCCGCGTAAGCAGGAGAAACGTCGATGAACAAGCCTTTTTACAAGTCCACGGGCGTCATGGGGTCCCTGTCCGGAATCGTCGGGTGCCTCGTGGCGCTGGTGGCTTCCCTGGCTGCCATGCGCGGCATGGAGATCAGCACCGAGGCGCAGGCGCAGATCGTGGCGCTGGTGATGGCCCTGGCCGGAGGCGTGGCGTCGCTGATCGGGCGGCTGAAGGCCACGGACGTGATCGGGGCGGACATCATCACGTGCGAGGCGTTCAGCGTGCCCGGCTTTACCGGCGTGCAGCCGGATACCCCGTGGGAGCGGCCCACCTCGGAGAAGCTGTCGCCCCCTCTCCCCCGTCCTGCGTCGCCCGGGGATGAGGAGTGCCCGGCGGCAGGAGCCGCGTCGCCAAAGCAGGCTGATCTGCAAGAGTCGCAGGCGGACGTGATCGCCCGGCTGCTCCGGCAGGCGCAGGAGAAGCCCGCTCCGCAGCTTGTGGGCGCGTATCAGGTCATTGGAGTGGCTGAGAAGTTTCGTTCTGAAGTTCCCTTGAACGCAGAGGACCTAAGCACGATCAGGCAGTTTCTGACGGCCATCGGATGCATGAAGCCCTTCGTCAAAGACCAGGCCGGATGCCCCTCGAAGGACCCCGCCTCCATGGCCGAAGGCCAGCTGGTCGGCGATCAATCCACCGTCATTTCCAACGGCTAGCCCGCCTAACAACAACCGCAAACGGAGAACCCCATGAACGCGAAATCCCAATCCGGCAGCGTCACCCTCGAATTCCTGGCCGTAGTGCTCATGGCCCTGGCGCTGATCTCTTCGGGCTGCAGCCCCGGAAACATGCTGTACCCCGAATACTCCGAAACCCACGGTGACGAAATGCGCGCCTATTTCGCCCAACAGGATGCGGCCGCAAAGCTGCAGCAGCTCCCCGGCGTGGTGGACTCCCTGGAGCAGATCGCCATGGCCGCCCCCGTGGACGACAAAACCAAGGAGCAGATCAGCGGCTACGCCTCCTGGGCCAAGCTGGCCGCAGCGGGGGCGGGCGAGCTTGGCAAGGTCAAATCGCCCGACCAGCTGGCTGGAGCCCTCACCGGCATCGCCACGCTCTCGCGGCAACTCCCCGTGGATTCCGGCACCGCCAGCCAGATCAGCAACTACGTGGCCTGGGGTTCGCTCATCGCAAAGGCGGCAGGCATCATCCTGCCCATGGTGCTGTAGGCCCGCCATGCCCGACATCGTCGATCAGGCCCAGATCGCGGAAGACGCCAACCTGCGCGCCGCCCTGGCGGCGGCGCGCCCGGCCCCCGCTGGCGAGCAGCTGGTGCTTGACGGCGTGGTCTGCTGCGCAGACTGCGAGGAGCCCATCCCCGCCGCGCGCCTGAAGTCCGTCCCAGACGCCACCCGCTGCCGCGACTGCCAGGACGCCCACGAACGAGGCCCCCGGTGCTGATCGACCCCGCCATCATCAAGACCATGTTTCCGGGCACGGGCGTCTACTCCAAGCCGGGCGGCCTGGCCGCGTCCCTGTGGGCCAACGTGCAGGAGAACGCCGTGCGCTTCGGCATGGATGACTCGCTGGTGCAGCTGGTCTCCATGGGGCTGGCGCGAGTGGCCGCAGGACGCATGGACAAGGCGGAGATGGCGGAAATCGGCCTGATTCCGGTTCGCGGCGACGCCCTGGAGGCCGACGGCACCACCTGGCGGGTGGAGTCGGCGCGCATCGAGGGCGGCCTGTGGCTGATGCTGTTGGTCAGCGGATTCATGGACACGCCGGTGATCATCCAGTCGCAGGGCAGCCGCACCCCGAATTCGCGCGGCGGCTTCTCCGACGCCTGGAACACCCTGGACACCGTCCAGGGCGAAGTCTGGTCGCTCTCCGGGCAGGAACGCGCGGCCCAGTCCGGCACCCAGGCGTCCGTCACGCACCGGGTGCGCATCCCGGCGTTTCCCGGCCTGTCCACGGCGCACCGCCTGCTGGTGGGCGGCAAGTCCCTGGGCATCACCTACGTCAACGACATCCACCAGCGCGGACAGGTGATGCTGGTGGATTGCCTGGAAATCGTGGGGAGGCAGTCGCTGTGATCAAACTGGAGGGTTTCGACATCCGCGCCGCCGTGGAATCAGTCCGGCCCGAGGTGGACCGCATCTCGCTCCAGTATGCCGAGGCGGTGGCTGCGGAAGCCCGGCAGCGATGCCCGTTCGGAAAGACCGGGGGGCTGCGCGACTCCATCCGCGTGGTGAAGAGCGGCAAGGGTTACGCGATTTTGGTGAACCATCCCGGCGTGTTCGTGGAGAAAGGGCACGACATCGTGCGCGATGGCCGCAAGATCGGCCACGCCCCGGCCTATCCGTTCCTGCGCCCGGCCCTGCTGGCCGTGGCGCGTCGCGGCGGCGCTGCCCTGGGCGGCGCTGCCGGAGAGTTCGCCGGTTCAGTTGTTGGCCGGGTGGCCGGGCGTTCCGCAGGCCGCAGATCCGCAAAGCATTTCCGGGCCAAGGGCGAAGCCATGGGCGCGGCCCACTGGGAGAACGTGGCCGGAAAGCTGGCGGACGTGATCGAGGCCGAGAGCGGCCAGCGCGGCACGGCCTCCGGTGAGCTGCTGAAGTCCCTCGGTTCCGGCGTCAGCGCCAGGAGGCGCAGATGATGGACCTGTTCGAGGCCGTCATGGCCAGATTCAACCAGACGCCCAACGGCTTCAACACCGCCGTGCAGGGCCGCCTGTTCCACGATGAGGCCCCCGACGGCACCGAAACGCCCTACGCCGTCTTCGAGGTGCAGTCCGGCCCCACGGACCAGCTGTTCGACCGCTGCCAGGTGGAGTTCTCCATCTACGACTGGAGCAACGACAACACCGCCATCGTGCTGGCCGCAGCTGAGCTGCAGAAGCTTTTCGACAACGCCGACCTGCCCGACCTGGGCGAGCACGGCAACCTCGGCATGGAGCGCATTGCGACGCCGCATTTCATGAAGGATGGCCAGGCGCGCCGGTGCAACATCGAATACGAAATCTGGATAGCCAGGAAATAAGGAGGAGCCGCCAATGGCCAACATCCCCAACAACATCGGTACGTCGCGCGATGAAACTGTCTTCGTGGTCCTGGAATCCACCAAGGGGACCCTGGTCTTTCCCCTGTCCACGGGCGTGGAGGCCGTGGTCTGCGCCGGTGACTCCGAGATCGGGCAGGACCCCACCTTCACGGACTCGCCTGAAAAGAGCGGCAGCCGCGACGTCCTGAACCAGTTTCAGGACATGATCCCCGCCGGTCAGTTCAAGATTCCGCTGTGCGTGCGCCCCAGCGGCACCGCCGGAAACGTGCCCATGGGCGACGCGCTGCTGCTGAGCGTGTTCGGCAAGAAGACCGTGAACGCGGGCGTGTCCGTGGTCTACTCCCAGGCGCTCACCAAGCCGTCCGTCTCCATCTGGCGCAAGCGCGGGCATACCGTGCGTTTTTGCGCCGGTGCCGTGGTGGACAGCTTCACCGTCAAGGGCGTGAACAAGGGCGCGGTGATCCTGGAGATGTCCGGGCAGTTCATGCGCATGGGCTGGGCCGGTACCGACCAGGTGAACGCCGCTGCGGCCCAGGCGGCCACCACGTTCACCGCCAAGAACGCCAAGCTGTTCACCGTCGGCGCGGTGATCTGGAACAAGACCAAGAACGACAAGGCCACCAACGGCTACACCATCACCGGGGTCAACACCACCACCAACGCGATCACCTTCACCCCGGCCATCGTCCCGGCTGGCGGCTGGGCCGTGGACGACCAGATCGAGGGGTATCTGCCCACCCCGGCCCCCATCGGCGCGGCCCTGGAGAGCCGCAAGAGCACCATCTCCGTGCTCGGTGCGCAGAAGACCCTGGTGGAGCTGAACGTCACCTACGGCGACAAGGTCCAGGTGCTGGACAACGAGATGACCTCCTCCGGTTATCCCGAGGATTACGTGGAGGATACGCGTTCCATCAAGGGCAACATCAAGATGAACTTCCGCCGTCTGGACGTGGCCCTTTTCACCGACGGCCTGGCCGGGAGCGAAGGCGCGGTCAACGCGCAGTTCGGAACGGTGGCCGGGAAGATCGCCACGCTGAACTTCGCGCGGGCGAAAATGGCGGTTCCCCGCGAGTCCTCCAGCGGACCGCTGACTCAGCTGGACGTGGCCTTCACCGCGCTTGGCACCAACGGCGAGGACAGCGCCACCTTCACCTTCACCTAGCAACTGTCGGGCGGGGATAGGTCGCGGTTCATGGCCGTGGCCGAAATGCGCGAGTCCCGGCGCGCCTCCCCGCCCGAAACCGGGCAACCTCAACACCCCTGGGAGGGTATCCGCATGGCTCTGAAGATCGACCTCAGCAAAGACCGCAAGCCGTTCACCATCCTGGTGCAGGGCGGAAAGTTCCTGGTGCAGCCCATGACCATGGAGCGCGACCACGAACTCACCGAGGCCCACACCGACTACGTGGTTGAGCGCGGCGTGGAGCGCGCCAAGGTGCGCCATGCCGATTCCTTGAAGGCCAAGGCCAGCGAAATCATCAAGGACTGGGATTTGGAGGATGAGGCCGGAAAGCGCATCCCCTGCACGCCGGAGAACATCATCACGTTGGTGAGCTATCATGCTGAGTTGGTCATGGAAGTGGTTACGCAGTCGCGCAACATCCACGCGGTGCGGGTCGCGGCCATCGAAAAAAACTGATCGCCTGGGCTGAGTGGGAGGTTTCCGGAGTCTCCTGCCGGGACTGCGAAATAGCCCACGAGGACGACGGAATGCCCCCGCCCTGTTCGTCCTGCGACAAGCCCAGGAGGCTTCTCCCGGAAAACCGGGCGGTCTGGAGCATCTGGAAGCTGTGCAGCCAGTTCGACAGGCCGCCCTCCGGCGGGGCGGGACTCACGCCGATACCGTCCGCTGCGGTGGTCACGGTGTGCGAGTCCAGGGACGAAACCCTGGAGACATTCGAGCGGGTGATGCGGCTGGAGGCCCACATGCACCCCATCCTGGCGGAAAAGGCGATCCGTGCGGCCAAGGCCGACGGACAGGGCGGCGAAGACTGAACCTGAACACCAGAGGCTGCAATGGGTTACAAGCTCGGCGGAATGTACGTTTCGGTCTCTGGGGACTTGAAGCCCATGGAGAAGGACCTCGCCGCCATGCGCGACATGGTCGCGGCGCGCGGCGAGGACATCTCCAAGGTGTTCGGCGAGAAGGTCAACAAGGGAATTCAGGACGCGGCCAACGCCTACGCCGAATTCGGCAAAAAGGCCTCCGACAGCCTGGACAAGGTGAAGGCCAAGGCCCGCGAAACCGCCGACGACGTCACCGAAGCCTGGTACGAGCGCCATTCCGGAAAGCTGAAGCTGCTGGCCGGGGCCGTGGCCATCGCGGCCATAGACAGCCAGTGGGCCAATATCGCCCAGGCTGCGGATGAAGCCTACGTAAAGGTCGGCTCCGCCATCGACGGCATGTCCGGGAAGTGGGGCCAGTTCGCCGGGGACATCGCCAATGCCGGAGTGGACTACCTGTTCAAGAAGGAGCGGGACGCGCTGCTGGCATGGGGTGAGGAGGCCAAGAACGCCATCGTCACCATGGACGCCCTGGGCAAGAAGTACGGCTATGCCGTCGAAGAGATCTCCAAGATGGAGTGGGCCGGGAAGGTCTCCGGAGCTGCCACGGCGGATATCGTGGCGGCGTTCGCGGGGATAGATCACGCCCTCACCTCCACCGACGATGCCGCCAAGAAATCCCAGCTTAGCCTCGCGGCCATGGGGATCAGCCTCACGGATTCCAGCGGCAAGGCCAAGGACGCCCGCTCCGTGCTGGTGGAGCTCTCCGACAAGATGGCCAGCTACTCCAACATCGGGGAGAATGCCGCCAAAAAGCAGCAGTTGTTTGCCGCCGCCACAGGCGTTTCCAGCGACAAGCTGCTGGAGTTCGCCAACCGTGGCGGGGAATACGTCGAGCAGGCGCTCTCCCAGGCTGAAAAACTGGGCGTGGTGCACACCCAGGCCCAGGCCAACCAGCTGCGCAACATCGAAGACCAAAAGCGCTACGAGCAGGCGGTCAGCGAGTCCTGGGGCAGGCAGGCGGACGTCATCAAGCTGAGCCTCGCCACCAACCTGAACAACATCGACAGTTACTACGACACCCTGGACAACACCTGGGGGAATTTCTGGGACAAGCAGCTTGAGCGCCTGCTGACGCACTGGGAGGCGGTGAAAGAGGTCTTCACCCTGGCCAAGTCCTGGGTGATGCATCAGTTCGGGGCGGACGAGCCCGGCAGCATGCCCGCGCAGCTCAAATCCCAGGGCGTGGCTATGGGCAACGGCACGGCCCCGGACGTCCCCAGGGCGGCCGCTCCCAACGTGCCGGACTTCGGCGGAAAGAAGTCCGGCGGATCCGACAAATCTCTGGAGCTGACCAAGTACATCAACTCCATCGCGGGCGCGGCCATGTCCGAGCAGGCCGGGTTCCTGGGCGACAAGTACGGCTCGCAGCAGCTCTCCGCCTGGAAGGACTACTCCAACGAGATCGACAGCATCCGCCAGAAGCTGGACGGCTTCGAGAGCGAGAACAAGGACGCCCTGGAAAAGGCCGCCTGGTACTGGGCAACTTACCGCCTAGGGATCAAGCTGGCCAAGTCCGAGCTGGAGGGTGCCGAGGTCACGCTGCGCTCCTGGGCGGACAACATGGAGCGCCTGGGCGAGCTGATGGGCGATCCGCAGAAGAGCTTCACCGCCAAGCAGGAAAAGCTGTCTCTGGACCAGCGCGCGGCGGAACGCGCCATCATGGCCAACTCGCTCATTTCCGAGGAGTCGCGCCAGGGCATGCTGGCCGACGTGCGCCAGCGCTACGCCATGGAAGAGGTGGCCCTGCGCGAGAAGACCATGGGCGCAGCCGTGGCCGTTGATGATGCGTACTGGGCCAGGAAGCAGGAGGCGCTCGGCTATCAGTTCGAGTTCCTGAAGAAACAGGGAGTGAACGAACACGCCCTGGACGTGTTCATGGCGCAGGAGCGCGACAAGCTGAACAAGGAGCAGCTGGAGAAGCGCCTCGGCTACGAGGACTCGTTCGGCGGGTATCTGAAAGACCGTCTGGCGCTGCAGTATGGCCTCTATGAAGATGCCGAGACCCAGAAGCTGGAGCTGTGGAAAAAAACGGCAGACGCGCAGATCAAGCTTTTTGACGGCGTGGCCGACGCGTTCAGCTGGACCCTTGGGCAGGCTTTCGGCGATCTGGCGACGGGCAAGTTCAAGGACGTCGAGAACTACACCCAGCAGTTGCTGGCGCAGCTGAAGCAGACCTTCGCCTCCTGGTTGACCGACATGGCGCGCATCGCCGCGAATAAGTACATCGTGGTCCCCATCATGGGCCAGATCATGGGCACGTCCGGTAGCCTGAGTCTGCCCGGCGTATCCGGACTGAACACCCAGGGCGGCGACGGATTCAGCCTGGAAGGCGCGATGAAGTACGGCGGGTACGCCAAGGACGCTTACAGCCTCTTCGGCGGCTCCGGCGGTGCGGGTGCCGCGTCCCTGGCTTCCGAGGCCGCGCAGGGGGCGAACTTCGTTGGCCCGTCCGTGCAGCTTGCCAACGCGGGCGTTCCGGGCAGCGCCCAGCTCACCACCCTGGGAGCGCTGGGTGCGGGCGCCGCCGCTGGCGGCATCGGCTACATGGCGGGCGGATTCATCCGGCCTGACAACCCCACGGCGTCCTATGTGGGCGCAGGCGCAGGCCTCGCAGCCGGAACCATTGCGGGCATGGCCGGGTTCGGCGCGCTTGCCGCCACCGGAATCGGCGCGCTGGTGGCCATCCCCGCAGCCCTGGCCGTGGGCCTCGCGCAGCCGAACACCGTCAAGTCCGAATGGTCCGTGCCGAACGCCAGCAAGAGCGCCATCATGATCGCTGGTGGCGAGAACACCAACGCCGCATACGGCGTCATCAAGCAGACCTCTTCCGGCGCGTTCGGATCAAGCTCCACCTCGCACAAGTCCATCTTCGGCATCGCCTCGCCTGAGATGGCCGCGCAGCAGGACGCCGCCTGGGCAGCAGCCACCAAGGGGCTCGATGGGTTCACCAAGGCCGTGGGCGTCTCCGAATCGGAGCTGACCAAAGCGAAATCTTCTTTCAACTACCCCGCCATCCCCATCCCGGACGGCATGGACGCCGAGGTCTACCGCAACGTCGCCAACGCCGAAGCCGAACACACGCTCTCACAACTTGGCATGCTGGACGCCATCAAGGCCGTCACCAAGGATGGCGAGGCGTACATCGACACCCTGACCCGGCTGGACTCCACGTTCAGCACCATGGAGAACTTGGCCATCTCCACCGGCTTCGGCCTGGAGCAGGTAGCGGCGGGCATGGACCGCATCGTGGCCGCTGACTACGCCTCGCGCCTCATGGAGGCCGCAGGCGGCGCGGACGCCTTTGCGGGAGCCTTGGCCCGGCTGAACGCCTACGGCTACAGCGCGCAGGAGCAGATGGAGCGCAGCCTGACCGGAACGGCCACGGCCACCGGGCGGGCCATCGCCGAGATCGGTAACGCTGAAGTCACCATCGAGAATTTCTGGCCCAAGTTCCGGGCAGCCATGGAATCCGGCATGGACCCCGACCGCATGGCGGCGTGGGTGACGGCCAGCGCCAGGATGGAACAGTGGGAGCAGGTCAAGGCCGCGTGGCAGCAGAAGGACATCGAGGCCATCCAGCAGCAGACGTCCACGCTCCAGACGCAGATCAGCGTCATCCAGCAGGTTTCGTCCGCCTGGAAGGGCTTCGGAGACCAGATGGTGCGCCTCAAGCAGTCCCTGCTCATGGACGCCAACCTGTCCACACTCTCCCCCCTGGAGAAGATGGGCGCGGCCAAGTCCCGCCTGGACAGCCTCACCGCTGAGGCAAACAACAAGTCCACGGCGCACTTGGCCGACATTGACCAGGCCACCAAGGATTACCTGACCTCGGCGCTGGACTACTACGGGGCCAGCGCCGACTACTTCGCCATCTTCGACAGCACCAGCGCCACGATTGACCAGCTCCAGGCCCTGGCCGGGTCGCAGGTTTCCGCCGCTGACCAGCAGGTGGCCAGCCTGAATTTCCAGATTGAGCAGAACAACGCGCAGATCACCGCCCTGAACACCATCAACTCCGGCTTGGGCGACGTGGTCAACGCGGTGAATAACGTCTCCCAGGCCATCGGCGGGGCCATCCAGACCGCCAACGCCGCGCAGCAGGCCGTCAGCATCCCGCAGTGGGCGGCCAGCGCGGTCGCGGCGGACACCACCGCAGCCGCTTCGCCCTACGCCGCACAGGGCGACGATTTTTCAACGCCGCAATCGTACCTGGATGCGCTGGCTGCCATGGGCTGGAGCGTGCCGGGGTTCGCCGGGGGTGGCGACCATCGCGGCGGCGCGCGCATCGTCGGTGAGAATGGCCCGGAGCTGGAAGTGACCGGCCCGGCCCGTTACTTCAGCGCCTCCCAGACCAAGAAGATCCTCGCCAAGGACTCCGGCAACTCCGACGCCAAGCTGGACGCAATCGGCGCGGTGTTGGTGGACATCCTGAACGTGCTCCAGGACGGCGGCGGTGCTGGCGAGAAGTTGGATGAAATCAAGCGCGTGATGAAAAGCCAGGGCTTCGTGAGGGCGGGCGCATGATCCACCTCATCAACATCACCGCCCTGCCCCCCGGCTCCACCACACCGACCACGCTGCGCTTCTGCTCTGGCTCTGCCGGGTTCGTCTCCACGCCCACGGACACACCGGCCAACGCCGTGTGGATGCCCGGCGTGTCCGTGGCTTACCATTTCACGCGGGAACTCTTTGGCGGATCGGATGCTGGTGCCTCGCGCGTGGGCGCTGGCGAGATCGAACTGACCAACGATGACGCGCGGCTGGACCCCTACGACTATCTGGATTGGGGCTTGGACGGCCAGTCAGTGCAGGTGCTGGCCGGGGAGGCTGGCCAGGGTCTCGCGCAGTTCGTTCCGGTGTTCCGGGGCGTCATCGAGTCCGTGGAGTTCTCCTGGAAGTCCATGACGCTGAACATCCGCGACCGGCAGAAAGAACTCGACCAGCCGCTGCCTATCCCGAAGTACGCCGGGACCGATTCCGGCGCCACGGGCGTGGAGGGGAAGGACGACCTCAAGGGCAAGTTTAAGCCGCTGGCGCTGGGACCGTGCGCCAACGTCTCGCCCGTCTTCGTGAACTCCTCCAGCGTGATCTATCAGGTGAGCTACCGCGCCGTGCAGGCCATCCCTGCGGTCTACTCCAACGGCAGCGCGCTTACCCTGGACGGGGACAACGCGGACGCCGCAGCCCTGGCCGCCGCATCCATCGCCAGCGGTCACTACCGCACTTGCCTCGCCTTGGGTTTGTTCAGGGTGAACACCACCGCAGGCACCAAGATCACCGCCGACGTGCAAGGCGACAACGTGGGCGGCTACGTGGACACCCTGGCCGGGATCATCGGGCGCGTGCTGACAATCCGGGGCTGGTCCGCCGGTGCCGATTGGTCCGCTGCCTCCCTGTCCGCGCTGGCGTCCGCAGCGCCCGCCGTCATCAACCTTTACGACGACTCCGGGGCCAAGGCCCGCGCCATCCTGGATGCGCTCTGCACCGGTGCCTGGGCTTGGTACTGCCCGGACAGGCTGGGCGTGATGCAGTTCGGACGCATCGTGGCCCCGTCCGGCACGCCCGTGCTCACCATCACCGACACCTACCACCAAGATTTGGAGCGCATCACCGACGACATCACAGGAGCGCCCTGGGGGCTGGTGACCTGCAAATTCGGCAAGAACTGGACGCCGATGAAAGACAACGACGTGGCCGCCGTGGTCAGCGCCGACCGCCGCGCCTGGCTGTCCGAGGAATACCGCACGGCTACCAGCAGCACGGATGGACAGCCCGACGCCACCGTGACCGCCCGCCACCCCCTGGCCGAACAGGTGGAGTTCGAGAGCCTGTTCACCGTGCGGGCCGACGCCCTGGCCGAGGCGCAGCGGCGGGCGGCGTTCCGGTCCAGCCCGCGCCGGGCGTTCCGCTTCACGCTCGATCCGAAATACGCATCCGGCCTGGAGCTCGGCGACGTGGTCGCGCTCACCTCCCGCCGTCAGGGGCTGTCCGGCACGCTGTGCGTGGTGTCTGCCCTGGAAGAACTGCCCGCCAAGAGCCGCACGGAGGTGACTGTTTATGCTTAGCCACAAGATGATTTTCACCCCCTACAACTACGGCTGGGGCGCCACGTTCGGCGGCGGTTCCTGGTTGCCCGGGCTTCCCGCGTCTAACCTCGCCGGGCGCATCCTGGCGGAGGTGGCGCGCTCCACGGACGCGACCCTGGGGTCCACCGTGATCGACGTGACGCTGGAGCGTGACGAACTCGTGCAGTTTGTCGGCCTGATGGGCCACACGTGCAGCGCCAACGGCCTGGTGAAGATCACCGGATATTCCGACGCTGCACGCACGACGCCCTACCCCGGAGCGGAAACCGACTGGCTGGAGATGGTCCCGGCCTACGCGCCCACAGCGCAGCTGCCGCCCGAGGCGTCCAACTGGCTGTCCGGAAAGCCCACGGCGCGCAACCTGGACCGCTTCCCGCGTAACTTCTTCACGGTGCTGCCCTCGCCCAAGTTCTGCCGGTACTGGCGCATCGAGATCAACGACGTGGACAACACCGATGGGCATATCGACGTCGGGCAGGTGATGATCGCGCCCGTGGCGCAGTTGGGCATAAACTTCCTCTACGGCTCCAACTTCGGCTGGGCGTCGGACACCACGTTCACCAAGTCCAAGGGCGGCGTGAAGTTTTTCGACACCGCCGACCCCTTCCGCGTGGCCGGGCTGCAGATTCAGTACATGCCACAGGATGAGGCCTACGCCGTGTTTTTGGAGGCCAAGCGTCTCCTGGGTCTGGACCGGGAGTTCTTCGTCTCGCTCATGCCCCAGGACAATCAATACCGGCACCTGTTCAGCTTCCGGGCAAACTTCGCCCAGCTTTCGCGCATGACCTGGCAAACCTACCTGCGCCAGTCGTGGGACACCGTCGAACTCCAGGAGGCCCTGTAAATGGCTGACCCCTACCGCAACCTGACCGAGGCCCAAAAGGCCCTGACACCCCTGGAGCGCGTCGAGGCCGGGACCTACCAGATGGTCCCATACGACGCCGTCACCAACCGGGGCATGTATGAGGACGGCCACCGCCTGCTGTTCGACGCCATGATGGCCGACATCGCGGCGCTCTCTGATCAGATCGGGGCCACTGCCGCAGCCGCATTGGTCGGGGCCTCCGCACCCCGCACCGTCGTGCGCCTGGATGCCGACACATTCTACGAGGCCGGGAACAAAACCGCCGACTACCCGTCCCATCGCGCCGTGGTGTTGGCCCAGACTGCGAGCGGAGTCGGCTACGTGTCCATCGTCACCTACAACAGCGGCGCGGGCCGCACCGAGGTCACCGTCACCGGCATCACCGTGGACGCCGGGCTCACTCAGGCCGTGCTCGGGCTCGATCCCAAGTATGCGCCGCAGCCTGACCCGGTCGTGCTGTCCGGCACCATCGTCATTCAATCATTCATGTAAGGAGGCCCCCAGATATGTCCATCACCCCCACCACACAGGGCCAGAAGCTCCCTCTCTCCGGGGCTCCCGCAGGCAACCTGCGCAAACTCATCGACCAGACGTCCGGGACCACGTGCGTGCTGCACACCGGGCCAACCGACTCGACCGGCCTCACGTTTGATGAACTGTTTCTCCTGGCCGTGAACACCGACACGGCGCGGCACACCCTCACGATTCAGTGGGGCGGCACAGCGGTCAAGGACTCGATCCCCTTCGTGCTTGAGGCCGGGGAAATCCGCTGGCTGGAAGTTTCGGGCATACCTCTACAGGGCCAGTCCTCCCCCGTGGCCGTGTCAGCCATCTGCGACTCCACCACGAAGGTTTCGGTGGGCGGCTACGCCAACAGGCTGGCTTAGGTCATGAGCTACTCCGCTCACCGCCCCCGCTCGCGCCTGGCCGCGATGTTTCCCCCATCGCCAGCCCCCGTTGGCATGCTCTGGGAGACGAACCCCGTATCCTACGCCGCTGCCAACAAGATGGTGGTGGCCGGGGTGGACCTCACGGCGCGCTATCTGCCCAGAATGGTGGTCTACAACCGGGCCAACAAAAAAACATCCAGTGTGCTGCGCTCCCAATATGTGGGCGGGAATACCGTCGTTACAACCATTGACGGCATATTCACCCCTGGTCTGTTGTCTCTCGGGTATGTGCCCCTGGGCGTGACACTGACGAACCTCTTAACGGGCGGCACGCCACTGTCTGGAGGAGACTATTACAACAAAGTCAACGGCCTGGACGGGTCAGCTTTTGACGTTACAGGCAGCACTTCTACCGCGAGCGACCTCTGGGCATCTTCTCAGAGCGGGACTGGGGTCAGTGGTTTCGCCTGGCTGGGGTATCAGCTCGCGACAGCCAAGCGCATCAGGTGGGCCAACATCCTACAGGCAAACGGGGTTTTCAGCTGCAACCAGATCGCGTCGGTGCTGCTCCAGTATGCCGACGCATCCGGGGGGCCGTGGACCACGCTCGACGGCGCAATGCCGCTGAACGTGGTCGGTGGGTATGACCTAATCATCGCCCCCGCGCCTGACGCTGCCCATACGTGCTGGCGCGTCCTTGCCAACGCCAACCCGTCGTCAGGTTATTGGGGCATATTTCAGCTCCAGATGGGAGAGTAGCCATGATCTACATCGTGAAAAATGGAGAAATCGTCGCCGGGCCTCTCTCGTGGGACACCACCACGCCCTGGCCGGAAAACCGGATGACTCAGGCCCTGATCGACGTGGGATGCGGCCTACATGAATCGGCGCTAATCGACCCGGACGGACAGGCGCTGATTCTGCCCAATGCGGAGCCGACAGGACCGCTCACACTGGCGGGCATCGAAATATCTCCCGCCCCTGTACTCCCTGACGCTCCACTCGCTCCGGAGGACGCTCTCTCGACCGCCCGCGCGTCCATCAATTCCAAGCGCGACCGCATAGAGTTCGGTATTTTCACCGACACCCACGGGCACCGCTATGACGTGGACGAACGCTCCCGCGCCCGGCTGACCGGAGCCGTGGTTATGTCCGGCGCGATCCCGCCCGGGGGAATAGTCTGGACTGATGCGGACAACATCCCCCGGACGCACACCCAGGCGTCCCTCCTCGCCCTGGCTGGGGAAATCCTGCTGTGGACTGATGCGCTGCACCAGCACGCCACCTACCTGAAGGGTCGGCTGGAGCGCGGCGAAGCGTACGACATCACAACCGGCTGGCCCGCCTAGCCATCAAAGGAGATACCAATGAACCTGTTTAAACGCTTTGCCTCGCTGCTGCTTGTCCTGGCCCTGCTGGCCAGCTTCACCCCGGCCCCGTCCGGCGCTGCGCTGCTCATGCCCAACGAGGGAGAAGCGCAAGCGCTCTCCGTGATGCTGGGCAAGGCCAGCTCCGAAACCCTGGTTCTCAAGCTGTTCACTTCTAACACCACACCCGCTGAAACCGACACCGTTGCCACCTACACCGAGGCGGCAGGCGGCGGGTATGCGGCCATCAACCTGACCGGCGCGAGCTGGACCGTTACGCCCAACGCCGTGTCCGGGGCTGCGGAGGCTGTTTATCCCGAGCAGGCGTTCGTATTCAGCGGGCCGTTGACCGGAAACGCCACAATCTATGGATACCTCATCGTGGGTGCGACCAGCGGCAAGCTCTATTGGGCCGAGCGGTTCAAGGCCTCTAACGGCACGACGGACGCACCGTCCACCCCGGCCAACAACGGCGACAGGCAGCGCATCACCCCCAAGTTCACCCTGGAATAATGGACGACCAGGACGCCATAGACCGCGCTCGGGAACTGTGGCCGCAGGTGTCTGCGGCCATCGCCCAGCGGCTGGCGCACCCTCGACCTGACGACGTGCGCGAAGGTGACTCCGGGGCCAAGGCCCTGGCCAGGATTATCAACGCATCGGTCGCCATGTGCGGGATGCGGAGGAGGATGCCCTGATGGCGGAACTATTGCTCTACTACCGCGACCCGGAGCGCGGCTACGAGATCGGGGACGTGATCCACGTACTTCCGGACGGCTCTGCATGGGGCAACAGCGAGTGCGTGGATGACTTTCTCGTGGTGCGCCTTCCGGGCCTGCCCGTAGAGGAGGCCCAGGCGTACACGGAGCCGATGGAGGATGATGTAGTGGGCAGGCGCAGGCGGTACAAGATCGACATCAACGCCAGCATGGCCGCGTCCGGCATCGACACCGATACATTTGGGCTGGTCTACTGTGAGGACTGGCTTGTGCTCGACATAACCGCCCCCGTGTGGGTGGATAAGGCGTCAGTGTAGTGGCTACCGAACTCGTACGCACCATCAAGGAGTCAGGAGGACACTATACCAGTCTGAGCGCCTGGGAAGCGGCTGCTGGCGGCATCTCTGGCGGCAACCTCGTCACAAATGATGTGATCGCCGTCGCCGAGTGCTACGGGCGCACTAGCGCGGATGCCACAACCGTACTGCTCAACGGATTTACTACCGATGCAACGCATTGGGTCGAGATACGTGCGGCATCCGGCGAGGAGTATAGGGGAGTCGACGGTGTAGGGTACATACTGCGGGCATCCGCAAGCCGCGCTCTGCTTAACTACTGCGCTCACTTACGCATATATGGCATAACAATAGACGTAGGAACGCAAACCAACTCATATCAAAGTACCACGCCAGGCACGTTTACAGGTACGCCAGACATACGAATAGTTGGCTGTAGGCTGATCGGCAACGCGGCGATCGGCACTAGCTCCACGGCGTACCAGTTTTCTGTAGTTAACACTGTGCTTGATGCGGTAGATCATGCTGCGTCGTCTAACGTCACTGTACTGATGCTTGGGTGCACGCAGACCGCCAGATACACCTTACGCGAGAACAACCCCCTCACCACGAAAAACTGCATAAACAACGCAGCCGACGCCTACACCAAAAACACAGGCGCGACAATCACCGCGCTCAACTGCGCTTTAAAGGAAAACTCCCTCGCTGATATAAGCACCAACCTGGGAGGATGTAGACAGGGGCAGACATTTACATTCTCTGGCACGGGCGATTGGCACCTATCCGAGTCCGACGCGGGGGCCAGGGGTTACGGCGCTGACATTTCCAGCGACTATTCGGCTCTCTGGCTGTCGGCTACGGACATCGACGGCCAGACCATCACCACTTGGAGCATCGGCGCTGACGCGCAGGCTGGGGCTGCTGGCGGGGGCATCCAAGACGCCTCTCATGTCGCGTCAGGTGGAGCAATCGCTGGGGGGTCCGCAGCCTCCGCCAGGGAGCAGGCTGTACAGGGCTCGGGCGGTGCGTCAACCGGAGGAGCCGCCCAAACGTCCAAAGAGGCCGGGCATGTCGCATCCGGGGGTGCCGTTTCCGGCGGTGCCGCCGACACGTCCACCGGGGCCGCCCAGGATGCACAGCATGTGGCCAGCGGCGGCGCAGTCTCTGGCGGGTCCGCCGATTCGTCCCGCGAACATGCCGCGCAGGCATCCGGAGGCGCAGTTTCCGGGGGCTCCGCCGTAACGTCCAAGGAGTCGGCATCTGTCGGACAGGGAGGAGCCGTCTCCGGTGGTCAGGCCAGCCAGGCGCGCGAAGCCACGGCCACAGGATCAGGCGGGGCCGTCTCGGGCGGCGCGGCGGTCGCGTCGGCGAGTACGGCGGGGGATTCCGAGGACGTTGCAGAGGTGACCGTTTCGGGCGTTTTCATATCAGACATCACCATCGAGGTGGCGGGCATGTTCTGGGTGGAGCATGTCGTCCCTGGGTCCATCCATTAGGAGGTCACGTGGCCATAGTCATGCAGGCGGAGGACGCCAAGATCTCGGTGAGCCAGGGGGATGCCCGGCGGCTGAAAATCCCGATCACGGACAAGTCCACGGGCGGCCCGGCTGATTTGTCGGAGTTTCCGGTGCGGTTCGCCCTGGAGACGGGCGGATCGCCGCTGGAAAAGAGCAGCGCCGCTGGCAGCGTGGACATGGCCGAGGCCGCGCAGGGAGTGGTGCGGGTGCTGCTGCGCGGGCAGGAAACGGCAGCCCTGCCGCCTGGCCCGCACTACTGGGAGCTGAAGGCCGACCTGGGCGGCGGTGCCGGGTTCACGCGCATGGCCAGGGGCTGGCTGGTGGTCGAGGAGGCGTTGATCAAGGGGTGAGGTCGCCGGGCGGATTTCTCCTAATCTGCCTTCACCACCGGAAGCCACTCAGGCCATGGGTTGTCCACCTGTATGGCGTCCGGAAGTTCGACCGCGCGCCCTTCGCTGTCCCAGCACGCCATGCAGCGCATGCAGGTCCAGATCCTGGGTATGCCGTCTCGGTGGGCTGTCGCGTCGGTGGCGATGTCGTCATGCCCGCAGGCCGGGCAGTTGTAGGGGCGCATCAGGGAGAAATGCACCGAACTGGTGTCGGGCGTCAAGGTTCGGAAAGGTGGTTGAATCAGTGGATCAGCGCCACGAGCAGCGCAATGCCCAGCCCAGCCGGGACGCCGACCAGAATGCTCACGGCTATGGAGAGGGCTACAGACAACGCCTTGCGGGCCACGTCGCTGGGGATGGTCACGGTGACAACATAGGGCGTTGATGCATGCGGAGCAAGTGGGGTTGCTGGAAAGCCGGGCTGGGGAGAAAAAGAAAAGGCCCTCGGGGAGGGCCTGGGGGTTGACGAGAAGGTGCCTCTGGTTTAATTCTTGCTACCGTAAGGACGGGAGGGCAAGATGTACCAAGAGCTTGACGCATTACCGCTGGAATACAAGTTGCACTATCGGAGCACCTTTCGGAATGCTAACGTCCCTGACAGCTTGAACAAGTCCATTCCGCAGGGCAAAGTCAGAATCTTTTGTACTGGCCTGCCTGAAGAGTCCTTTGATCTCTTCGCTTTCCAGAGAAGTCTCGTTAGCAATTATTCCCCCGATTTTAGCGTGTTCAGCGTCAATTCCGTCTAGCTTCTCTCGAAGAAGTTGTTCTTCTAGCCTTACTCTTTCTACATCAAATCCAACACCATGAAACATGAATGTGGAATGTGTGCAGGCTATTCTTTCTTTACCAGCCAAAAATATAGCATTCCCAATCGAATCTACGTTGCCAACGTTGTGCATTGTAATATGGATTGGCAGGCCTTTTAGCGTATTATAGATGTGTATTCCGTGAGATACGAGGCCACCTTGTGTCGAAAATAAATAGTATACATGGTCAAATCCTTTATCAATAACACTGAAAGTTGCCGCCAATAGTTGTTCTGATGTTTGAGCATTTATTTCCGCACAGAACGAAATGTAAAAAGTATTCACCTTCCCCCCCTGTTTTTTGTCGCCAAGGCCCGCGAACTGCCCGCTAAGCTCTAACCCGCTCGCGCAAATCCCTTCCACACCCAATCCACCAGCCGCATCAGCCAATAGCTCCCGAAGGTCAGCGCCGCCCACAGGGGAAGATTGGTCAGGGTGTTCAGCATCGAGTCAACGAAGATTTTTGACGTCCACGGCAGGAGCGCTCCGACGACGGCTCCACCCATGGAAGCGACCGTGATCACCAGATAGGCCACCCCCGGCAGGAAAAACCACACGTAGAATGCGCCAGCCAGAACAAACCAGGTCTTTCTGGCTGGAGACAGCGGGCGGAATGCAAAGGATTTGCGCCCGCTGGCCATGCGGCCAATGAGGACGGCTCCCCATTTGGCGAGATAAGGCGGAGCGGCCAGGTACACGGCGGAGATGAGGACAATTTCGAGCAGGCCGACGGCCATCTGCCCGTTGGTAAGCCGGTCGGGATTGGTGCTGAGGAATCTATAGACGACGAGCGCGGCGATGATTGCCGCCTGGGATGCCCAAAGAGTCGAAATGATGATCCAGAGGCGTTTCCAGCCGCTGGAGGTGGGCGGTACTGCTTCCCGTGCGGTTCTTATGTCTTCGCTGATCCCTTGCAAGTCTGTTGATTTTCCGTTCATTCTGGCCTCTCGGTGTACGCTTTTTGGTTTACAAAGTGTACCTTCTGGTCACGAGTATTGCCTGAAAACCCCCAAGACTCTGCCCAAAACTTCAAATTGTGGCGACCCGAGCAGTTCGCGCTTCACCCGTGGCGCTGGATAGTCCCGGTTGATGTTGTGAAGACAGATCATCCCCGGCTCCAGAATGATCCTATGGGCAGTGATGGTCTCTTCGGTCCGAACTACATAAAGCTTTCCGCTTTCAAGCGCGCATTTCTCCTGGTCGAAAAGAACCAGGTCGCCGTCTTGTATCTCCGGGGCCATGTGCTGCCCTGAGAGCTTGAGCAGCAGGAGCTTTGAGACGTCATCAGCTTGGCTGGCCAGGCGTGCGGCGTCAAATCGCGGCCAATTCTCCTGGTCCGGGAGGGGGTTGAAACCGCCCTTCCGGCTGTGGATTGCAGCGATCAGGGGGATCTTGACGCTCAGGCCGCTTATGGATCCATTCCAGTTTGACAGCTTCGGCTCCCCTTCTCCCTTCAATACGTAGTCGGGGTTTATTCCCTGCGTTTTTTCCAGCCACCGTATCCACGAATCGGGAACGTGACCTTTTTTCTTATATGTCGAGATGACAGAGGGAGCGACCTCAAGAAGACGCGCGAGCGCTTCTTGATTTTTAACGCCAGTCGCTATGCGAATGCGTTTAATAATTTCGGCACCACCGTAATGCATTATGCAAACACCCGCAATGATTAGAAAAAATATAAAATCGAACTTTGCCACATAAATATGTTGCACAAAGTTCTAAAATCGAACATAAATGCCTTGCACTAACGAGCCGAGGGGGCAAAAGGTGAAAGAAAATATTCAAACCTTAGAATTTCCGGTGGCAATTGGTCAAGCTGAGCGCGTGGCCTATGAAGTCCTCGCGGCGACGGTCGGGCGTCGTCGTGCGGCTGCGGCGTTTATGGCCGCAAAGGGCCTGACCAATGGCATGCTGGCGGCCAAGCTTGCCGTGCACCCCACCCGTCCGAGCCAGGTCCTCGGCATGGATGAGATTTCCCCCCGGTTGCATAAAGAGTTTTCAGAAACGCTTGGCTTTCCCGTCTGCATCCTGCCCGCTGTAAAGTCAAATTCGAGGGCCGCATGATGCGCCTCTCCCTCCTCGACCTTTTGCCCGCTCCAGGGGCGGCCCACGGCAATACCTCTCAAGGAGACGGTGCTGCTTGCCACGTCCCGCCCGTGGCTGCCCCTGTAGTCGGCGGGACGCCCTGCGCCCGCTCCTGGCTGCTGTTCCTGTCCCCTGCTGACCCGATGACCTGCCTGTGCGCCTATCTGGTGGTGCACATGGAGTACGGTCGCGGGCAGGACTCCGAGCGCGGCGCGCTGGTGCCTGCGCTTGGCCGCGCCTTTCGCGGGGCAGATCACCAGAGCGTCCATACGAGAGGCCATGCGGGCGCGATGCAGTGCGTTGGGGTTCGGGATTTTGCGGACCCTGTGATGGGTCCGCTGTTGTCCGTCCTGCTGGAGCGCGTTGCGACAGACTCCGGCCTGTCCCCTTTCTGCTTCCTGAATCGTGAGCCCATGAACCCGGCCTCGCACGGCTTCATCGCCTCCACGGTGGCGTGGTCCGGCGAAACCAGGGACTTCATCCCTGGCCCGTTCCCGGCTGGTCAGCTTGTTTCGGCTGGAGCGCTGCATCGCATCTACCTCCAGCCTCGTGATTACCACGGCCACATGCAACCGCAATCTCTGAACTTTTAAGGGGGTCATAGCATGGCAATCAACATCGTGGACACCCACGGCCTGGATCTGGCCAACATGGAATGGGCCGACGCCGTGCGCGAGGGCCGGTCGCGCTGCCCGCTGACCAACGCGGAGATCGCCGTGAAATTCTCTGCCGAACTGGGACTCAAGAAGCCCTACCCCATGACCACCGTGCAGCGCTGGTTCAACTCCAACGACCGGAAGTACTGGCCCAGCGCAGAATACGTGCCCACGCTGTGCCGCGTGCTCGGCAACTACATCCTGGTGGCCTGGATGCTGGCGCAGGCGTCCAAGGACCCCGAAGAGGGGCAGGTCATCACCATGGCGGACCTGCAGGCCTTCCTGCCCGCCATCGTGGCCGAGTTCGGCAAGATCGGCAGCGCGCTGGCGCTTGTGGACGCCGCCTCCGACATCACGCCCATGCAGGCCAAGGGGATTCGCGGGGCCGTGAGCGGGATGCTCTCCATGCTTCAGGCCCTGATGCGCCTCTTGAACCCGTTGGCGGCCAGAAAGTCCAGGCGGGAGCGGTTGTGCGCATAATGAGCGTGCGCCCCCGTGACGCGGCCCTGGTCGGTTTGCTGGCCTGCTGCTGGATGGTTTTCGGCTGCGCGCAGGTGTTTTCGGCGGATGAATCCATCGAGGTTGTTGTTGTCCGGGTGGTGGATGCGGACACGGTGCGGGTGCGCTTTCCGGACTACTGTCCGGGCATGCCAGCCATCATGCAGGAGATCAGTGTGCGTTTCTACGGCTGCGATGCACCGGAAAAGCGCTCCCCTAACCCCGAGCTGCGCGCTCTGCAGCGCGAGGGCATGGACCTGATGAAGTCTCTCCTGCGCCCTGGCCAGCGTGTGCAACTTCAGGTGCGCAAGTGGGACAAGTTTGGAGGCCGCGTGGATGGAGTCATCCTGGTGGATGGCCTGGACCCCTGCGAGCTGCTGATCGGGCGCGGGCTGGCCAAGCCCTATCACGGCGAAAGCAAGAGCGGGCTCTGGCAATAGTTTTCGGGCATCTCTCCACGCCCACAGGCCCGGCCGGAGAATGGCGTCGCCCTGCGCCGGACTCCCAAGCCGACCCTCACCCTCGTCGGGGCCGGGCCAACTTTTTGAGAGGCGGATATGAAACTCGAACAGATCATCAAGGACATCGGATTCGAGGCCGGGCAGCTGACCGGAGCGCACGCCCTGTTGAACGCGACTCTGCAAGAGGCGGAGGTCCCGCTGGACAAGTCCCGCATCCAGGCCTGCCTCACGGTAATCGAGCTGCGGGTGCACACGCTGCGCTCCCTGGTGGCATCATGTCCGTCGTAGACGCCTGCCCGGCGCTGCGGTTGAAGCCGCGCCGCGACTCGCGGTGCTTCGACCACATCCTGGGGGCGACCGACCGCGAGCAGCTCCGGGTGTGCCGCGAGTCCTGCGTGTACGGGCGCGGGCTGGCCATGTCTGCCGAAGTGCCTGTGACCGTGCTGCCGGAGTTCGTGCCGCTGCGGGTGGATTACGGGCAGGAAGCGCAGCCCAGGGAGCATTTTGCCATGGCGGGTGTGAATCCCGTAGAGCTTCTCGGGCAGTTGCTCAAGGCTGCGAAGGCGAAGCCTGTCAGAAAAATGGTTCCAGCCGTACCCATGCCCAGCAGTGAGAGCTGTTTGTCCCCGAAGACAAACCTGCTGCACCCTGGGTGCCCGGAAGACGCCATGGTCAAGGATTATCCGACTGTGCCTGTCACGTGCGAACCTGCGCGCGTAAAGCGGGGACCTGGTCGTCCGCGCGGGACGAAAAACGTATCAAATCCTGCGCCCGCACCCGCCCCTCGCGCCCCGGTCTTTCTGGTTGTGTCCGCCCTGGCCTCAGCCGTGGCCAGCTACCCGCCGCAGATGAAGCGCACGAAGGCGTTGATCCTTCGCAAGCGCTACAACCATGCTGCAGGTTCCGGGCATAAGTACCATTCGTACAATGATTTCCTTCGTGATCTTGGCATGGCCGGGATTTGCATCGTGCGCGACAAGCACCGCGTTCAGGCTTCCTGGGTGTTGCTGGACGACGCCATGCAGCGGCTGATTTCAACCAGTCAGAAAAGGGCGGCATAACATGTGGGCAGATATCCACAGGCGGCTGCGCGGCAACGGCGATCCTATCCCGGTAGAGTCGCTGGCGCCGCTGATGGCGGCCATACGGCAGAAGGCTTTGCTGTCTCCTGAAGAGGTGGCCCTGGTGTACGACTTCGAGGTCCAGACGCTGGCGCAGATGCGCAGCCAGGGTCGCGGCCCGGCCTACACCAAGGAAGGGCGGCTGATCAGGTATCGCCGCGATTCAATCGAACAATATTTTTCCTCTCTTGAGGTGCAGACCCGTGACCAGCGGTTCTAA